AATTGCTCAACAATATCTTTTGTATATGTATTTTTTACAACACCTCTACGAGTTAAAATAACTGTATTATCAACATTTATTTTAACTTTACTATCTGCATCAACTATCAAATAATTTTCAGTATTTTCAATCTTAGTTAATTTACATTTATCTACACCGATTACATTAAATTTAACTCCTTTTGCTTTACATTCATTTTCAAAAGCAGGAACAGATTTAGATTCTTCATTAACATTTGATAATAGAATTACTTGGATATTCTTTTTTTTTGAAACTGCTTCGTTTAATACAAAGTTATCAAAATACATTAAATCACTCATTTTTTGTTTTTTATTTTTTTATTTTTAATGAAATGTTCCAATTTTATTTGGTCCGATAGATGTTTGTTTTTTAAATAATCGGTAAATTTATTAACTGAATTCATAATCATTTGAGTCCAATTTTCTTTATTATGAAGATATGTTTGATAACAATTTTCACATGTTAATGTTTTTGGAGAAAATTCAGATTCATGAACAGTTATATCTTTTTTACAATATGCACATGTCCATTTATGAAATTTTAATTCTTTTTTTTGCCAATTCATAGATTTAATATTATCTTTATCTATGAATAGAAAATTTGTTTTTTTAATAAAAAATAAACTATCTTCTATATAAAATATACATTTTAAAAATTGTTCGGTATTATCAGCTAATATAGAATTATCTCTTAATAATTTACATTGTCTTGGAGATAATGTTCTATAACTAACACCATATATTGAATATGGTTCGTGCTTTGATGCCTTTTGAATAATAGTTTCTTTTATCATATTTTTTAAGAAATCAATAAGTCATAAGTTTCATTAAGTATATTTGAAACTAAAATAGATTGAATATAAAGTTTATTTTCAAATAAATCAAAATTATCAAATGAATAATTATCATTAATTGATTTTAATTCATCTTCTAATTTATATTGTAGTTCTGATGCTTTTTCTAGATTTTTTTCAATAGCATCTATTATCTTTTGATCTTTTCCATCGGCTTTTGCTTTTTTAAGAGCAGCATCAATTGGTTCAATTTTATCTTTTATTTTTTTAAGATCATAAGTTAATTCTTTAACTTTTTGTTCTTTATTATCATCCTTTTCTGGTTTATCTTCAGTTGATTTTTCAGATTCTTTATCATCAGTAGATGCTTCGGATTTTTCATCTTTATCATCTTGATTTTTTTCATCTTTTATGGCAGCTTGAAGTTCTTTATTATCAGGATTTTCCTTTGCAATTGTATCTTTACCTTTAGATAATTCAAGTTCTAATTTTTTTGCAGATTCCGCGTCTTTAGCAATTTTATCTTTAAGTTGTTTCTTTTCATCTTTATCATCAACATTATCTATAATTGATGAGTTATATTTTATTCTAGCTTTTATACGTTGAATAGTTGCAAAATCTTTTAATAATTCATTTGTACATTTACTATCGGTTATTTGTTTTAAATCAAATAAAACTGCTAATTGTGCAGGTTTCTTTTTCTCATATGAATCAGTTAAATGTCTAATTTTTTCCTTAAGATCAATGATTTTTTCTTTATTTAATTCTTTTGCTTTATCATCATCTTTTGGAACATCTTTTGGAACATCTTTTTCTTCAGTATCATCTTCTTTTTCTTCTCCTGAAACTGATTGAACATTTAGATGATCAGATTCTTCTTTTTCTTTTGATTCATCATCAGAAGTTTTATCTACATCTGCTAATTCTTTATCTCGTTTTGCTTTAATAGATTCTTTACCTGCTTGTAAATGGTCAATTTTTGCATGAATAGCTTCTCGTTTTTTTGTAAATTCTTCGCCATTTTCACCTTTTAAATGAGCTAATGCTTGTTCTTCTTTTTGAATTGCATCTGCAATTGATTTAACCGATTCGGAATATTCTGTTTCAATTTGTTCTTTTGTTTTCTTTGATGCTGCTTCTAGAATATATGAATCATATAAACCTAATAATGTATTTTCTAATATCATATTTTTATTTTTTATTCATATGATGGAAAATCATATGCAGGTGTTTCCTTATTTTCTAAATTAGCTAATTCTGCTTTAAGATCATGTATATTATCATATGCTGATAAAAGATCATACATTATATTAGATTCTTTTTTAATTGCACTCTTAACTTTTCCTTTTTTAAATAAATAAGAAATCCAATTACCAACAACAGAATCATCACTTTTTGAAGCTTCATTTAATTCAATTACAAACGATTCATATACATAATCTAACACAGAATTTGTTTTATTTTCGCACATTGAACCACTTGACATTCCACCCTGTTGTAATAGAATATAATTTACAATTTCATCAAATTCTTTTTTTGCAGGACTATAATTAAATGCATCGCATAATTTTTTATAGTCTTCCAATTCAGATTGTATTTTTAACACTCCTATAGGTGATATAAACATAATTTTATTTTATTTTATATATCTCTTATTATTTTTAAACATAAAAAAATCGGTAAATCTTTCGACTTACCGATTTTTTGTTAATTAATTATATTTTATACTAAAGAACCAAATACAGGATTAACGTATACACCTGAAGTGAAATACATAGTTTGTGGGTGGAATCCAGCTTCAACAATTGCAAATCTTGACTTTATTGCGACTTTAGGAGCCATCGTTCCCTCTGCGATAGTTTGAACTGATTCAGCCATTAAGTAAGGCATAAATACCAAACCTGGAGAATTTCCGTCACCTTTACGACCAACTGCAAAACGAGTATCATTCCAAGCCATGTTAGGATCATTGTAGATAGCAAGACCTGACAATGTACCGATTGGATAAAGTGAACCGCTCATTTGATTGATTGTATTTGCCATTGGAGCTGCAATAAATCCAGCAACATCTTGCAATGCAGAACATACTTGACCGTTTGTTACAACGAAAGTAGCAGGTCCACGACGACCACGAATTGCGATCAAGTTAGAGATAGCAAGTATCTTAGACATGATTTTACGTTGACGAGTATGCAAGTTTTCAGAAGCAGAATTAACAACTTCAGAAGCAGCAATAGTAGCAGCTTTCAAGTTTGTATTTTGAATATATGCACCAAAAGCAGTTCCAGTATTAGAAGAAGCAGAGTTAGTAACAGTAATTGCAGTAGCACCCAAATTCACGAAGAAGTTAAGACCTTGTGTAGCCAATACTTGTGCGTGGTTAGTTTCACCTAAATTAAAGATACGACCCAAGATGTTTTTATTCATAGATTGAGTCAACTCATTGATAAGTACTGATTCAACTTGAGAAACTGCATCAATTCCGAATTGTTTCAAGTCTTGTACTTGTTCACGAGTAACAGCAGCAGCAACTTGGTAAGTTTTAGCTTCAACTGATTTATTGAACAATGTCAAGTTCATCACGTTGTCTAATGTACCTTCACCGTCTACACGAGAATAAGGATCATTAACAGCAGCAGATGTATAATCAGCATTTTTCAAAGAAGCACCAGAGAATCCAGTGATATGATCTTCTAATGCTTTAACTAATTCAATCTTAGTTGCAGCAGAAGCATACAATGCAGTTGTTCCAGTCAAAGCTGACAATAAAGTACCAGTAGTCAAAGAACCAGTTACATGGAAAATTGAATTACCATCCAAACGAGAAGAACCAACCAATGCAAAAGTAACACCGTTTACAGCAGTACCTGAAGTAGTTCCAACAGCAGCAGTTACACCGATATCAGCTTTTACTAACAATGGAAGATCAGAACCAGTACCAGCAGTTTTACCACCACCATATACGAAGTCCAAATAAGTCAATACACCCATAGGCCCAGGCATTGGTACAACAGGAACAAGGTCAAGACCTACTGTTTGAGCAGCAACTTGCATAGCCAAAGGAAGTAAAGTATGAGCTTTATCACCTGAACCAGTTGTTTGTGCATCAAATCCTAATTGTGTTGTTGGAGCACCAGGGAAACGGGTAGAACCCATACCATTTACGGCACCAAGTTGAGCATAAGAATTGTTTTCATAAAGTTCATGGTAATGACAGTATTTTGACATCCATTCTACTTTGTTACGATCAGAAATACCGGTGTTAGACTCGATAATCGGAGCCCATTTTCCCATGATTTCGCTTTCATTAATTAAATACATGTTTTTTGTTTTTTGTTTATTTTAAAATGTTCGCTTTTTGTGTTTTAGCGATTGTTATTATGTTTTGTTTATTTTATATATCTAAGTGTTTTTTAAGATATTTTTGTACCCTAGAGTAGAAACGAACTACTCTTAATACCATATAGGGTTTTATAAATTATTAACGATTAAAACGTTTTTTAAATCCTGCTTGAACAGCTTCCATATAAGAATTATCAGTTACATATTCAGAAGATTCATTTATTGCAATAACACTTTGTGATTCATTTACAGCAATAACATTACTTCTTAATTCACGAGTTTCCCAGAAATTTTCAATTTGATATGAAGTTTCTAAAACTTTAACAGATGCTTGTGCTTTAATTGAATTTTTTTGAGATTCATTTAATGAATTCCAAGAAGTGATATATTTAGCAGGGATATTTGTTAACCAATTCAAAGGAGCTTTAGCAGTTTCAAAGATTTTGTCATAAATATTTTCAACATCAACTGAACCATAGTATTTACTATTTTCAAAGATACCGATTACTTTATCTTTCATTTCAGGTGTTAAAGCTTCAAATTGATTTTTCTTTGATTCTGAAAGGAAATTTTTGAAATGTAAATTATCTTTAGCAGGTTCTTTTTGTGCTTTAGCAGATTCTAAAATTGCGTTCAATTTGTTATCAAGAGCTGATTTAAAATCTTCATTTTTAGATTCATTAACAGTTATAGCAGGGGTTGCTTCAGGAGTACCAACAACTAAGCCTTCATTAATACCTTCAACAACTCTTTCCATATAATTGGTTAAGTTTTCAGTATTTTTGTTTAAATAATTTGCATACTTAATAAGTGAACTTGATGATTCAATAATATAATCATTATGAGAAATTAAATTATCAACATTTTCATTAATGTAATCTTGATATTTAAAACGACCATTTAATGATTCTGATAATTTTTCAGTATAATTAATTCCTTGTGCAGTTTTTTCTGCAATCATTTCCATATAAGAAATAGCTTTATCAGTTTTTTCTACAATAGACTCTGTGTAATTAATTCCTTGAGCAGTTTTTTCTGCAACCATTTCAGAATAATTTTTAACATTTTCTAAACCTTCAATAATATAATCATTATGAGAAATTATATTATCTACATTTTCGGTTAATTTATTTACAAATTCATGCATTTTATTAACACGATTTGCAATAGTTTCTACATATTCTATCAATGATTCATTGACATCAGCTGTGGTTTGTACTGGTGTAGCATTATTAGATTCTGCAAGTTTTTCTTTTAAATGTTCAATTTCGTTTTTAAGAATTTTTGAATAATTGTTAAAATCTTCAACTGAAACAAATTGTTGTTCATTGTTCATTTCATTTACTTTTATTTCGGAAGTTTTTTCCGGTTCAGTTTCTATATTTTGATTAGAAAGATTAAAATCTGCAAGTGTTGCATTAGTTTCATAAATTTGAACATATTCAGAGTCAATTCCAAAACTTTCATTAACACGTTTTAATTCTGCATTTTCAAAACCTGGATCTGCAACTAAGTCATAAGTAAACATCTTTTTGATTTTTACGTGACCATTAGATTCAACAACACCAGCTGCACGTGAACTAATATGTAAAGGTACACCGGCATCAACTAATGCCATTGCTTCTTTTCCCGCCGTTGTGTTAAGTAATTTAATACGACCCATTACTTTTTTAGTAGCAGGATCATAAGAAAGAGATTCAATAACATGTGATGCATTTTTCAATGATATATCAAATGTTTTTGGATGATCTAATTCACCTAAAAGTTTATTACCTTTAAGCTTTTCTTTCATCTCGTTTATATGAGGTATAATTTCTTTCTCATCATAAATACGTTGGTTTTTATTTTTTACTCCAATTTCTGTAAAAATGCCTTCCATTACATATTTGTCTCCGTCTTTAGAAGCAACCAAATTACCTTCTGATCGTTCTAAGATTAATAATAGTTTATCACTCATGTTAATGATTTTGTTTTATTTTATATATCACTGTGTTTTTTGTATTAAATGTTTATTTTGTTACTTTAAATCCTTCTTCACCATAAACATAAATAGTAGTATCACCATCATTTAGTTTAACAGCAACAAATGTAGAATTTTTATCAATAGCACCATCTTTTATATCTGAACCTATTTGAGATATAATTCCATTACTATCATATTTATGTAATTTTGTATCATCAATATCATCAGTTATATAAACAATAGTTCCGGGTTCATCTATATAATCTGTACCTTTGTTACCAACTTTAATTTTATTATTTGGTACTATTGTTTTTGATTCATTTATGAATTCATCGAAAGTTTGTAAGTTCTTCATATAATCTTTTATTGTTGTTGTGTTATTTCTGCTGCTTTTTTACTTGCTTCTAATTTTTCTTCATCTTCAATTTGTTTCAAACGTTTATTAAGACGTAAATCATCTTGACTCATTCCTAAGAATCGTTGTATCAAAAATTCAGAAGAGAAATATTTAATGTCATTCATATTAGCATCTTGTTCAACCAAACCATCTTTCATTGCAGTAACAAAATCTAAACGTTTTTGTAGAATTTCAATTTCTTTCATTTCTTCAAAAATATTTAACTTGTTATATGATATACCTATTTGAGATTTGAATGCATCATCTTCTTTTAATTCAGGAAAATCTAAACACATTTGAATCCACAAAGGTTTAACAATTATTTCTTGAAATACTGATCTTAATCTTGTAACGAAACGACCAAATTTTATTTCATCTCTTGTCATACCTTCGGCATTTAATTCCCAAGAAGGTGGACTTTCCATATCAAAACGTGAAAGTGGAATTTTTGACACCTTTAACATTTTTTCTCTAAAGTATTTTAATGCATCAGTATCTGATAAATCAGGACCATCATTTCCGATAGTTTCAATTGTTGGTTCACCTGCATCACCAGATGGCAACCAGTATTCTTTATTAAATGGCATCATTGATTTACCATTTACTTTTAATTCACCACTATCAGAATCAAAATCAATTTGTTCTCTATAGTTTTGCATTAAAACACCTAATGATTGTTTTGCTCTTGTTTTTGATTTACCACCAACAGGAATAACAAATTTAGTTTTAAATGAAGAATTCACTGTTGCCCAAATAACACGTGAGTGTTCCATGATTCTAAGTAAATTAAAACTTCTAATAAGACGTTCAACATATGATATTCTTGATGCAGAATTTGCATTTGCATATGAAATATAAATTACTTGAGAATCATATAACATACGCTCTTTACTAGGCATACCTTTATATTGTTTCCAAATCTTTTTACCTTCTTTATCTAAACCTGGTTCTAATGAAACTGGATCTAATTCTTTAAAACCAATAATACGGTTTTGTTCATTGTTATAAATAATTTCAAATGAAATATATCCTTCTACTAGCCATTTTCTAAAATATGACCATGCGGCAATATCATTATTAAATCCAAAGTATTGATATACACGTTTAAAATTTACCTCTAATGATGATTTTATAGATTCTAATGTTGCAGATTCTAATGTTGAATCATCAAATGCTAATGCAGAACAAAAATAATTTTTATCGTCATATACAATACATTCGTCACATAATGTGTCAAGAATTTCTTCTATTTCATCTTGTACTGCAAATTTTCTTAAATCTTCGCGTTTCTTTGGATAACTTTTATCAAAAATAGAAATAGATTCTCTAAGGTTAATATCAGTCATTGATAAATTAGCAAATAATGAATAGTCATCATATTCACCACCAGCAACATTTGTTGGATCTAATTTCCAACCAAATTTATCTTCTGATATACCAATTGCTTTTGAATTTCTTAAAACCAAATCATCATAAATCATACCAAAAGAACTTAAGTTTTTAAGTGCTGATGTTACAATGTTTTTTGATTCTGATTTTCCAACTTCATTACTAGAGGCTGTACGGGATACGAATCCTGCCATAATTATTAATTTATAATTGTTTTATTTTATATATCATATCACGATTTAAGTAATTTGAACTTACCTGCTTTTTGTGCTTCTGTTCTAGCCAATGATAGTTTTCCAGAATTTTTTTGTTGCGATATTACATATTTTTTAAATAAGATATAAATCTCTTTAAGATTTGTACCGTCATTTGTTTTTAATTCTGGAAATAAATTAGGTATATCTAATGTTTCTGCTTTTGTCCAGCATTCATAAGATAAACAAATAACAGGTGATTTGATTTGTTCTACTATATATGTTCTATATGCAAATGAAAGACCATATTTATCAAATGCTGCTTTTAATTGATATAAATCTAATAAGAGTGGCATTTGTTGTATTGCATCCAGTGGACGTTTTTTTACAAATTGTTTTATAGTAGGCGCATGAAATTTAAGTATCTTGGTCATTATCCACTTTCTTGCTTCGGGTGGCCACCATGATACATTTAAACCAACTGCTAAAATATTTTCTTCTGATTTGACATAACCTAGAAATATTATAATAGGATGTCTATCATAATAAGATAATTTGTCTTTATTAATTGCGTCATATTTAAAAATGTAAATTTTTCCAGGGTGGAATTTTCCATTTTTCCATTTAACAACAGATTTATCTTTAGAATCTTTTAATTTAGATTGAATCCAATCCCAGCCTGTAGTAGTATTCATTTATTTGCAAAAAAATCTTCGGTTACTAATTTATATGTCCATCCTCGTTGTGCTGCATATTGTTCAGCATATTCTCGCTTACTTAAATTTGTCAACCATGCATTATAAAGCCATTTATATGATTCTATTGCTTTTGTTGTATTTTTTTTAGGGGGATTCGGTTTAACTAATTGAGCGTTAGGTTTTACCTCAATTATAATAGTTGAACCATTGGAGAGTTTAACGAGAAAATCAGGAAAATATTTATGTTGTCTTCCATCAACTTTGCTGATATATGGAATAGAAATGGACTCCGATGACCATGCTATGATTTCCGGAGTCCTTTCACAATATATACAGAATTTTTTTTCCCAAGATGATCTATATATAATTGGTCCTTCACCTCTATATTTCAAACATTCATTTATTGGAAAAAATCCTTGAACAAATCCTGATTTTTTAGTAGGTTTATTACCTTTTATAGATTGCATTTTAGGTGTTATTCAATTACAACTTTAACTTTGCCATCAGTGATTAATGCTTCTAAATCAGCTTCTGCAAATTGCAAATCAGTTGCTTTATCTTCACCATTAAAAATATAAACACCACCAGTGTTTCCTTGATAAATCATATCTGAATTATCTTCAATTTTATATTCTTTACCAGGAACTAATTCTGAAATTACGTTCACGGTATCACCAATTTGGTCAGCGGTTTGTGTTGGTACAAATCCGTCTGCATCATTTGCTTCATTAATAAATTCTTCGAAAGTTTTTAAGTGTATCATACTATTTTTTTGTTTTTATGTTATTTTTATGTTCAATTACTATCGTAATTATCTTTTAATTTTTCTTTTTTACCATTTTCATATTTCCAAAACGCGGTACCTATTGCTGGTTTACGATTTGATGCATCACTTGCTGAAATTTCCTTTGCATCATGATGTTTTATCATATCTTCAATTGGTTCATCAATTGCATTTTGACTTATTTGATAATATGAGGTTTTTGATTCATTTACAAATTCTTCGAAAGTTTTTAATTTCATAATGTATTTATGTATTGTTATAGTTTCCAACTTCTATATTATTTGAAGTAGTTATTGCATTATTTGAAGGGTCTTGAGTTATCATGCTTAATTGTGATAATTCATTTTCTGAAATTTTATTACGGCCTACATTTACTAATGTCTGAATAAAATCAATTTCATCTTCTGTTAATAATTTTAAAAGTTCTGCTGTTAAAGATAGTATCAATTCATGTCTTTTATTATTACGAGCTTTTGCAATTTTTATAGACGTTTTTGTTTTACAAAATTGAAGATCTATTAAAGGAGCTTTATTTAATTCTAATCCAATAGAAACAATATTATCTGTATTACATTTTGTTATAATTGATGATAAAATATCAGCATGTTCTTTATAATCTGGTAATGCTTTATAAATATCTAAATTTTTATATGCTTCTTTATGAGCTTTAAAAACAGATGAAATTCGTATAGAGCCACCTCTGAAATGTTTACCTACTTTGATATAATCAATAAAAACTAATGCTCGAGTTAATTCCCACCATTTAAGTTTATTTGAATTATCAATTAATGTATCTTCTTCTATAGTTGCTGATTCTATAATATATATATCACCCTTTGAATTCTTATATGAAATTGTACCATTATTAACATCCTTTGAAATTATAATAGTTGAAAATCCATCTTTATCTAAAATTGAATCACCAATTTCAAGGGTTTTACCTGTTGATGAATATAAACAAAGTCCAAAATCTTCATTTACAAATTCATTAAATTTAAGCAATTTCATATTTATGTTTTATTTTGCTAATGCAGCAGCAACTGGATCAGTTGGTTTATCAGCGTCTTCTTTTTCTTTTTTCTTTTTATCAGCTAATCCATCAGGATCTGCTGGATCAGTTTCTTCTGCTTTATCTAATGTTTCTGCTGAAATGTTATTTGATAAATTTATAAATTTAGGCAATTCATTAGTGAATACTTTATTTCTAGAATAATCATATATTGCAATAATATTATCATCTAATTTAATAGTATATGTTTTTGAATATGCATCTTGAGAAATAGAATATTTCTCTTTATTTGAATCAGACCATAATTTCCACCAAGAAGGTTCAACTATATATGATCTATCAAAATGAGTATTTGATTCATTTATAAATTCGGAAAATTTTAATAGTTTCATTAGTACTTTTATATTGTATAAATACCATCAGAGTTAGAATGACTATTATAAGAAATAGTATCTTTATATTTCTGTGGGTGTAATGCGGCCCAACCTTTTACATAACCATTTTTTGCAATTTGAGTATAATATGCAAATGCATTTGTTTTTTCAGGATTAAATCTATTCCAATATTTTAACATTTCAAGCATTGCTGAAGACACACAATCATCTCTATCCATTGGATTAGCATAGGATAACTTTTTATTTGCATTTTTTGCAATTAAGTACAATAATTCTTCTGCTCTTTTTGTAAGTTTGTTTTGATTTAATGAAATTACGATTTCCTCGTAAAGTTCTTTTCCTTTGATATAAGATGCCATTTTTTAAAATTTAACAGTTAATAATGATTTTTTTAATTGAAGTTTTACACCTCTGTTGGATATACAATCAATCTGATCTGTATCTTTCCCTTTTGTATATTGTAATGCATCTATTTGAACTTCGTCCCCTTTTGCTACACCCATCATTTTAATATTAGTGGGTGCATTTATAACAGCACTAACAAAACCTTCTTTCGAAGATTCTGTTAGAAATTCTGAATATGTTGGTAAATATGGATTAAAATTCATATTAGCAGTTTGTTATTTTTCCTGATTTGAATGCTTCAGGTAAATCTTCGTTAGTAATTGTGATTGGTTCTACCCCACCTGATGTGCAATTAAAAATATGATTACCTCCAGTTTGTCCTTGATATGCGTAATTAGATTTTCCATTAACACAATATTCTTTTCCTAAAACTAATGTAGGTGTTCCTTGTACTGCATTAAGTTCAATACCTTCTTCACAAATACTTTCTTCTAAAGCTAAAATTGCATTTGTTAGAATTTCAGATTTACCGATTGTTTTTTCAGCAGCCTTAAGTTCTTCAATTTTTTCATTGATATATGAAATTCTTTCACGAATTTCGCTAATTGCAGTAGTATTAACTAAACTTTCATTTACTTCTTTTTGTGCAATTGTTTTAATAGAATCAGTGATATCATAATTCATAAATTCTTTAACACAAGTAATTGCATCAGCAGCAGTTGCACATTCAACAAGTTCATTTTGATTCATTCCGGTATTAACCTTTTGAATAAAATATAAATTATTTAATGTAAAAATTGAAGCAGATACTCCTTCATATATTAAAGATTTAACACAATATCCGAAATCCATTTCTTTAATTTCTTGGCCTTCATTTATTGCTCTAAATATCTCCGCGATTTTATTGCTTTCAGATAATTTTAAAATGCCACTAGCAAGTAATGCACTTTCTATATTTTCTTGTACAACTTCTTTATTATTCAAATACAATTTAATGTCTGTATTTTCTTTTATAATATCAAATGTTGAATTATACGAAGGATATAAACGAATATGATTTGCTGTAATTTTAGCAGATTCTGATAAACTAACAAGATGTTTAAATTTGCTTGAAACTTCAACAGAAGATTCTTCTAATTTCATATCTGCATTAATTGCATATAATTTGCCTAATGAATGAAATACATATCCACTAGCAGATTCTTCTACTGGAGAATATATTTTTGATACACCAAAATTAGGATTAAGACCGTTTTTTGAAGATACTAACGAATTACAGTATTCATACAATTGTTTAACAAGAGGAATCCATGTTTCTGATTCCATTAAATCAACAACAGCAAAATCTGGTGTATTAGATTTAATACATTCATCTAAAACTGTTAATGCATTTTTATAATAACCGACATTTTTTGCAGTTTCCAAATCTCTTTTAACAGATTCTAATAGAATATAAGTTTGATTTTCAGCAATAAATTTCTCTGTAGATAATACAAATTCTTGAATAGCTGAATCCCAATCATAAACTTTTAGTTCTTTTGATACGGATTCTAACATTAAAATGTTTTCAAGCAATTGATATTTATTTACAGTTTGTTTAACATATACATCACCATTTGGTGCATGCATTTCATTCACATCAGTAATTGCTAAATTTTTTGAAATTATAATTTTAGCAGGATTATTAGGTTTAACGGATTCTAACAAGGTTTGATATTTGCTTGTTAAAGATGCACCGATAAACGCTTCATAGCTTTGTTTAAGTTTAGACATTTTTTATTTTTATTTTTATATGTTCGTTTTAACCGATTCAGCTAAAATAGTTTTAATTTTTTCTAGTTTTTCTGCATCTTTAAGAGCACTTTTAAGAGCTTCGATTTTAGCAGTATCTTCAGCTGGTTCTTTAGTATCACCTTCTTTAGGTTTGTCTTCGCCTGCTTTTAATTTATCAATAGCAGTTTTAACATCAGTATCTATACTTGCTTTTGCTGGTGAAACTCCTTTTGCTAAATCTTTAACATCTGCTTTCAAAAATTGGTCTGTGTCTTTATCTTCATCTAAATGAGAAAAATCGAAAGATTCATTAGTTTTAAATAGAGTGTTTACTACTTTTTGTTTACGTTCATTATCTACACCTAATGTAGTTAAATATAACCAAATCTGTTCAATAGATTTACCTTCTTGTTTAAGTTTTAATGCAATAGGAAATAATGACCCTGCACCATAATATAAGTATTCTCCTTCTAAATTTTCATTAAGAAATTGTTCATATGATTTATTCAAACTCATTATAATGTATTTTATTTTATATATCTATGTTATTTTATGCAATAATTATACAGGAGGAAAATTACCACCAGTTTTATTAGGCCAATTTGTATCTAGGTTAACATCTCTAACATTAACAACTGGATCATATAATGTTTTATTTGTTGTACCATTATTATTAGTTAAGCCTGTTGCATTTGTAAATGGTGGCAAATTTACAGTAGAATTACCAAATGATTCCATTGTATTACCTGCAAACATTGTTGTATTTTCATTAAATATAGGAAGATATGTTTTTACTTGTAACGATACGCTAACTTTAAATTCTTTTTTGTCATCATATGTAAATTCAACAGTTCTTTCAGTTGTAATATCTTCAGGAAAAACTATAACACATGGTATTCTTGTTGAAATTGAATCTACTTGATATGTTTTTGATTTATAAAATGATTTAATCAAAGACTCTGCGCATTTTAATTGATCCAAAATAGAATCTACAGCAATTTCACACGAAAAATCTAATATAATAGGAACCCAAAATGCTTCAGTATTATATGTATTTAAACTTCCATCATCTTCTTGAACTTGGTGATTTATTCTTACATACTTATTAACAATTGATTGTGATTCTATATTAATGCCAGTTAAATCAATAACACCTCTTGGAATTTGAGAATACATTGCTTCTGCATTTATTGACGCAGGATCAAAATCAATATTATTTAAAAAATTATCTTGAAGATATCGCTCGGTACCTGTTATTGAAAAATAAAAAGGAACACTAATATCAATATGATCTTCTACATTAGGTCCTATTTGATTTTTCCATCCAACATGATTTTGTAATGTTGACAATAGTCCAATGATGATAGTTCTAATAACAGATGAGTCCTTATTATAATGAAGATCGTAAACAGACATAATTTTTTATTTTATATATCTTGATTTATTTTAGATAAAATGTACATGATTTAAAATCCAACTAATACATTGAAAAACTACATAACATGCCCCGAAAAATCCAATAACTATAACACCACTAAGAATAAGAATATACGATAGAAAAGATTTTGATAGTTTAGAATGTAACATAATTTTTTTATTTTATATATCATTTTAAACAAAAGCAATATGATTAAATACCCATAAAATACCTTGAACAATATGATACATCATACTAAAAAATCCAAAAACACCAGAAATTGCAAAAAGAATCCAAAACCATGTTGGACCGAAAGATAAACTCCACATAATTTTATTTTTTAATTAATTTTTTATCAGAATATTTGAATTCTCCAATTAATTCACCATTTATAATTGTAATATTTTTACTTATTTCTAAATAATTAGAAAGATAAATTTCAATTGTATAATTATCAGGATGTAATAATACTACCCATTGTTGTGATTCGCCAATGCGAAAATTTAAAATTTGCCAACCTGATTTAAAATCTTCTTCAACAATATATATTGGTAATTTTTCATTAGACCTATAAAATTGATTCCAACTATCAAATGATTTTGGTAATAACCCTTTTTTTGTTAACTTTGTTAAAAATCCAGTATGAGGGACTATTAATATATCATTAACTTTATATGAATAACTTGAGCCTTTTCTTATTTTTAAAAGATATTCATTTTCGTTCAATGAATATCCATCTTCATAAATTCTTTTCATGATTCTGGTATTAAATGTAAATTAAAGTAAATATTTAAAACATCATATGAATACATTTCATTACATTTATTAATGTCCAACATATCTGCACAATCATTATAAAGAACTCGGTATTTGTAATTCATATATGCATACATTTTTAATTTCTCTAATTGTTCATTTGAAATATAGATATCATCAGTTGAATCTACACCAAATTTAAAATTATCTGACATGTATAAAACCTCTCTAATTTTACATATATAATTGTCTTCAAGATCATTTAATAATAATGACATTCTATATTGACGTTCTGTTATGTTATTTGTTTTCATGATAATGTTTCTCTTATTAATTTTGAAAATCCGCCTTCTTTAACAACTTCTATTTTTGTATCAAATAATTCACTTGGTAATTCTGCATGATTAATAACCCATGTATTTATTTGCAATTCATTTGAAATATCAGAAAGAATTTTAATTATTTCATATGTACCTGATGAATCAATTGAACTAAAAATTTCATCTAAAAATAATAAATTTATACTTGGATATCTAACTTTAAGAATTTTTAATAATGCAATAATGATTATAAAATCTGCCTTTTTACGTTCTCCAGTACTCATACTTTTAGGATTAATTTCTTCTCCCAATGATTGAATTCTACAATTAAATTTATCGTCAAATGATATTGAATATGGTAAGTGTATTTGTTTACACATCATATTTATATTTTGATTTAATGATGGTAATATAGTTTTCATTGCTAAATTTTTAACACCATCATCTCCTAAAATATCTTCAATAATTGATAGAAATTTATCTTTACCTAAAGAACCTGAATATTTATTTTTTCTATCCTTTATTTTTGTATATGATTCAGTTGATAATTCTAATAAGTAACTTTCATTATCTGTTTCTTTTTCTTGAATTTTTCTTGATTCATTTGTGTATTGTTTAATAATAAGTTCTGATTTAATTATAGAAGATTCTATAATTTTTATCTTTGATGTTAGTTTTGATAATTTTGATTTATTTTCAATTATTGATGTAGTAAGATCGTCAATAAGTACTTTTGTTATATTATTTTCACTTACGGCATCTTCATGTAATTGAATATGAGAATCTGTATTAAGGTCAGCACTACAAGTAGGACATTTTGAATTCTTATATAATGAAATAGTTTTTTCAAATAATAATGATTTATGTTTTAAATCATTGTATTTATTTTTGTCATTATCAATAAGAATAGATATTTTATTTTCAATATCTTTAATTTTTTCTAAATCTTGTTTAGAAGTTAAGCAAGATTCTTTAGCAGTATTTATGCTGTTAATATATTCTTCTATAAGTTTTTGTTTATCGTCTTTATTTGATTGTGATAAAATTGTCAATTTTTTATTGATAGATTCAACCGACTCTTCTAATATTTTAATTTCATCATCAAGGGTTTTTATGGTATCTTTTAATACTTTACGTTCATTTTTAACATCATCTTTCATTTGATTTATAATTGTAAATCCAAATAATCTATCAATGATATTTCGTTTATCACCAGGAGACATTGTTAAAAATGATTTAAAATCATTGATAGATAATACAATAATATTTTTAAAGACTTGATATGGAATTTCAAATAATTCGGATTCTAAATAATCTTGCATATTAATATTACCAGCAGTTTCAAAATCTTCGCCATCAATTTTAACTTCAAATAAATTTGGAGCAATTCCTCTTGTTATGATTATATGTTTGCCTTTTGATACTAATGATATTTGACACCATAAATTTTTATTAAGTCTATTAGGTAAATCTGTTTTATTTTTACGTTCAATTTTTCCATATATTGAATATGAAATTACTTCAGTTAATGTACTTTTACCTACACCAGAATTTCCTAATAACAAATATAAATGTCCATTTAATCTGTCTAATTCAATTTGTTGTGTGATATTCCCATAACTATTAAAATTACGAAAGGAAAAAGATAAAATTTTCATTTATTGTCTCGAGTTATAATTGTATATAATGATTCTATTTTATTAAATAAACGTTCTTTTGTTTTTTCATCAAAAGAAAGTTTGCTTACATATGTTTTACATAAGCCTATTAACGAAAAATGTTCAATTGATTCATTTAATTCAGATGAATCTAATAGTTCATCAGGTTCAAACGGAATTATATCTAATTTTATAGTAAATTTACTTAAAATATCAATTAATTTTGTTATTTGATATTTTATAAAATAGTCTGATGGAACAAATAAATCAATAAAATTGCCTTTACAAATTGCTGTTAGATGTTCAATTGAATAATCTTCAATTTTATCTAAATAAAGTTTAATAAAACGAGGACTTGTTTTATTTTCAAAAAATGTTTCGGTGTCAGTTGTAAAATCCAATAAATAACATCCTTTTGGATTACTTGAGTCTGACCTCGTTAATTGATAAGGACAACCTAACATTCTAACATTACCTCTTTTTTGTGCCCAATGAATATGACCAGAATATACTCGTTTAAAATTATTTATATCTTTTAAATCTAAACCCTCTTCTATTTTTCTATGTTTATCCATATTAAGAGTTATAATATTAGTATGACAAAAAAGATAGTCGAAATTTTCAGACGAAAAACTTTCAATACAATTTTGTTCTTCTATATGGTTTGTTCGCCATGGCATTAGTAATGCTTTAGCAGAATTAACATTAAGTAAGATAGGTTCTTTTATGATATTAACATTTGGTATATATTTTAAAGAATCTAAAGAAGTTATATCATTTGATGTTTTTTTCATAACATCATGATTACCTGCTAAAATATAAATTCCATCAGGAAATAATTTTGATAGTTCTTCAAACAATGCAATAGACTCAGATAATACTAAAAGATTTATGGATTGTCTATTATCAAAAAAGTCACCACAATGAATTAATATATCACCAGGTTTCCAATTAGCTTTTACCGTTGGAATAAAATCTTCATAAAACCAAGCTTTTATATATGTAAGCCATTCGGTTGAATTTGCACGAACACCTAAATGTGTATCTGATATTAAAAATGCTCTATTTATATTTTTTAAATCTGTCATGTACTATTAAATTATAAGGCCTACCGTATGTTCATTATCATATGAATATACATATTTTACTCCTGGTTTTTTTAAAAAATCATATAATGAACAATTCTGTAGTGTTACATGATAAACGGTTTCATCAACAATAAAATCCATATATTGCACGAAATATAAACGAGAATTTATCATATTATATAAAATAACCAAATATAGAAATGGTAAATGTTTCATATTAAAAAAGACTTAATTTATTATCTAAAAATCCTCTTGATCTAAGAGCTGCAATTAATTCTGATTTATATTTATTTGAAATAGATTCGTATAACTTATTAGGTAATATACAAAAATAAGAAGATATAATTGAAAATAATTCAATACGCGGTGTACTTGGTAATGAAGTAACAACAAATGAATAAATTTCATTTATTTGTATTTTTGATATTTTCATTGTGTTACCATTATCATCTAATGTTGCAAGTTTATCATATTTTGATGATAATATAAGTTCTTCAAATTTATCATAAATAAATTTTTCATCAATAGTTTGATCTATTGTTCTTACTTCAAATGCAGCATCTAATGTTAATGTATTTGTATCAGAATTTCGTTCTGATTCTTCAAATGTATTATCAAAAATTTTATCTCTTTTTATTGTATCATTGCCGCATTCATCTGCTAGTACAACATCAGGTGTGTCAAACATATTATTTAGTTTTATTTATTATATTATTTTATATGTTAAAACTTAAAAATAGTTTAACTTCCACCCATTAAAATTTCATCAGTCTCTATAAGTCTCATATAATTATAATCAATTTTATATCTACATTTATTATTTTTACCAGATCCACTTCTAACTTTTAATAATTTTAACCAATATTCACAATTAGCATGCATAGTAGTATCTTGTATAATTCCATACATCACATCACATGTATGAGCAAGACCTGCTGATTCTGATATCCCTGCTATTGTTACATCTGTTGCATCAAATTGAGACCTATTAAATTGTGTTGCTGTTATAATTAACCAATTATGTTTCATTGCCATTGCTCTTAAATCTTCAGCAATTTGCTTAATTTTCATATAAGTATTTTCAGTATTAGGATTTCTATAATTAGCTAAAATATTTATATAATCAATAACAATTATAGACAATTTAATACCTTTTACTTCTTCTAATTTTACTAAATAACCTTCAATATCAAGAACAGTTGCATGTGATGTTGGAAATTCTTTTACATATAAATTCCCGGGAGGAATTATACTATTTGTTATTTGATTTAATTTAGTTTTAATAAAATCACCTTGTTTTGATTTAGCTTCATATTCAGAAATCTTTATATTTAACATATTAGAACCAATTCTATGAATAAAATCAACATCAGCCATTTCAGCTGTTATAAGAGCAACATCATAGCCTTCTTTAACATAATTAACCGCATCGTTTGAAAGCCAAATTGATTTACCAATATTTTGCTCACCACAGTAACATACAAGACCTTTTGTTCTATAACCACCGGTGTAATTATTAATCCAATTATGACATGTTGTTATT